ACCTGGCGATCACCTCCGGCCCGCGCAGCTCGCCAAACGGCGCATTGAGCTGCACGGTGCCGGCCGGAGGTTGCGGCGACAGCACACTCGATCGCGTCAACAGCGCGGACAGACCGGCGTTGGGATCGACCGGCGCCGTCGGCATCGGCTCGGTCGGCGGCGTCCACAGCTTTGCCCCGCGCAGCTTGTCCCACGGCAGGCCGTTGGCGACAGTGGCACCGAGCGAGGCAGCGAGACCTTCATCGGCCATTGTGTTGCCCCTGGGTTGCGAGCGTGCCGGCGGTGAGCGCACCGAGCCCGTAGATCGACGATCGCCAATTGGCGGGGTCGAAGATCCGGTACTCGATCGTGTCGCGCGTGCCGGCGTTGCCGAGATGGATGGCGCCGTCGAAGCCGTGCTTCTTCAGCAGCTCGATCTCATGCGGGTCATCGAGGTAGCGGTAGGTGTCGAAATAGAGGTTCTTCAGCTGCTCGGGCTCATGCTGCAGCAGCTCGACGACGTTGTTGTATTTGTGCGCGTAGTTTTCTTCCCAGTTGTTGGTGTTGCGGATGTGCGGGTCGAATTTTTCGGCGATGCGCCGCGCCTCGGCAGTGCCGAGTTTTTGCTCCAGGTGCCCCAGCTCGATATACGGATCGTCTTTGGCCACGATGATCGGGTTCTCGATCTTGACATGACCTGGCGTGACCCGCGGCGCCTGGACCCTCATCCGGGGATCGTTTGGCTCCATCGCATAAAGGTTGGCGGCCTCCTGGTCGCCGAAGGACAGGCTGCTCAGTTTTGACTGAAATTGCTGGCCAGGCACTGGCTCGCCATGCTCGCCGCGATAGACCACCTCGGGCAGGCCTTCCGGCGTCCGCACCTTGCTCTGGCCAAACCAGGCCGCAACGTCGGGTGGCGGCGTGCGGCGGATCGGGCCGGCGCCGAGCACAGCACCACCACCGCGCACGCCGGCGATCGCGCCGGTGCCCATCGGCAGCGTCGCCGCCTCGAGCGCGGGACCAGGATCATATTGACCGGTCTGGCTGTAGGTCTGCGCGTTCTCGATGTTGCGCTTGGCGAGCTCGCCGAGCCAGTTGTAGGCAGCGCCCAGCACATTGCCCAGGCCAGACGGCTGTCCCGCCATCTCACCTGGACTCCCGGTGCCATAGGGCAGCCGCGCCTGGTCGCCTTCATCCATCAGCTATTGCCTCCCCAGGTGCCGTAGCCGCCACCGCCGTTAACCGGCGCGCCATAGATGTCAAAACCAGGGACTACGCCGGCGCCAGCGCCGAAGCCGGTGCCAGAGGCGTCAAAGCCAGCGCCTGGCATGCCGGGGAAAACGCCCCAGGGATCGTTGACGTTAGACGAGCCTGGTCCGATGTTGGGCCATGGCGTGCCGCCATAGCTCTGGAACGGGTTGTAGTAGGTGTTGAACGGATCGTTGGTCTGGCCGACCTTGACGCGCTGCAGACCGGGATCAAAGCTGGGCTGCTGCTGGATCGATGCGGCGAACGGATTGCTGCCGCCGCCGAAGAAATCCGAGCCGCCGTAGCCGCCGCCGTAGAGGCCCTGGCCGCCGGTATAGCCGGCGCCGGCACCTCCGGCCGAATAATAGGAAGCGTCCCAGGGTTGCTGGGACGGCGCGAGGCCGCCAGACGCCGCCGCGCCACCGGGCATCGAGCCGCCGGTCTCCGCATTGTATCCGGCCAGCGCCGCCTGCTGGGCCGCGGTCATGCCGAACGGACTGACGACGCCTGACGCGCCTTGCGCCGTCGGCAGTGGGATGCCTTTCGAGCCGAAATATTTGTAGAGCAATTCATCCTGGGTTGGCGCCCGCGCCGCCGGTGCAGCGGGTGCAGCGGGTGCCGGTGCCGGCGCCGTCATCGCGTCGCCTAATCCGCCACCACCGCCACCACCTCGACTGCCCTGCATGGAAGCCAGCCACTGGTTTGCCGCTGTCGGCCCGACGATGCTGCTGAACCCGCGCCAGTCGCTGTCGCTCATGCCGAAGGCCTGGTAGCCGAGACCACCGCCACCGCCCCAGGCCGGCTGTGCCGCCGGCTGCGGTGCCGGCTGCGGTGCTGCCCACGATGGCTGCGCGGCCGGCTGTGAATACTGCATAGCCTGCTGGGCACCCCACTGCGGGGACATGTTGTACATCTGCGCAAATTGTTGACCGAGGCCAGGGTCTCCGGCTGGCTGATCGGGGATGTCGATGCCGCCGCCGCCCTCGTCGCCTGAACTGGCAAAGATCCGCATGGATGCCTCCTATCAGTGTATCCCGGCGACGCGACCGAGACCGCCGATCAGCTCAGACGCGATCCAGAACGCGATCGCCATCGGCAGCAGACCCCAGGGACCGGCGGCCGGGATCCGCATCGCGACGCAAGCGAGCACAAAGGCAAACACCAGCAGGATCAGACCAAGGTTTTGCATGATGACCTCCTATCCGCGGATGAAGCGGCGCGGTGGCAGCTCCGGTGGCTTCGGCGGTTCTGTCGGGGCGACCGGTCGCAGCGGCAGCGGTGGCGTCGGCATCACGCCGGGCGGCATGCCTGGCACCGGTGCAGCTGCACCAGGCGGCGCCATCTGCGGCGGCGCCACACCAGGCGGCGGCGCCATTGGACCAGCGGCCGGCAGCGGCCCAGGTGGCTTGATCGGCAATTTTCCTTTCGGGGGTGGTGGTCTGGCCATGTCAGTCCTCCTTCGGTGGGTCGACCGCTTGCGGCATCGGCGCGATCGCAGGACCAGCGCCTGGATCCGCCTTGCCGTCGTAGTTTTCATCGGTGATGTTCTGGAACAGCAGCGACTCCGAGGCGCGGCGCCGCACCAGGCCGGCGAGCACCTTGCCGTTGGCCTTATTCCACTTTGGAAATTCGGCAGCTGCGCCGGTGCCGCCCTCGTCCTCGCTCCAGGAGCCGAAGTCGCCGCGGTTCACGCACTTCAACAAAGTTGACTTGGCTAAATTGCCCTCGCCGACGTTGTATGTGAACGACGTCAGGGCGTCGAACTGCCACGGCTCCAGCTCGATGGTGACGTGCTTGCGCACCGCGGCCTCAAACTTTTCCATGTCGTGAAGGAAAGCGCTGTCGCACTGCGCCCTGGACCACACCGTGTCAGCCTTGATCGGGTGATTGTGCTCCGACGTCGTGCCCCATCCGATGGTCCTGACGCCGGCGGGGCACAGATATGATTTGTATTTGCCCTGGTGCGGTTGCAGGCAGCCTTCAAAATGCTTGACCAGATTGGCGCCGGCCGGCGTCAGTGAGAGATCCTCGTTCATTTGATGCACCTCTCCAGGATCTTGTCGCGGCGCTCGACCGCGTCGGAAACCTCATGCAGGGTGTAGGTGAACCCCGCCAGCACCGCGATGTTGACGATCAGGATCGCCAGCACAAACGGCGTCGCCCGCATCGTCTCGATGACCTGCTTGGCGACATCGGCGGGGACGTTCATGCAGCGCCTTTCATCTTGTCGACAAAGTCACCCATCGACAGCGGCGGTTGACCCTCGATCGCGCGCAGCCGGTTCTCATGGTCGTACAGCACGGTGGTCTCTGGCTGTGCCTGCGGTGGCGGGATCTCAGGTTCAATATACGGATCCGGCACGCCGCCCTTGGCGAGCCAGTCCTGATACTCGACCCAGTCGCGGTTGGCGGGATCGTCCGGAATGCAGGCCCCGTCGGCGGTGCGGATCACGGAGGCGTCGGTTGCGGTGAGTTGATAGTCGGCCATCAGACGAACCTCGCATCCATCAGGTAATAGCCACCCCCCGCCGCCGTTTGCATGAACAGCGTTGCATTGCCGGCAATCAGCACGGCACTCGCGACAGCCGCCCCGTTGATAGACAGACCGTCCTGCGTTGCCACGAGCCCCCCGCCGCTTAGGTTGGTCACAGCCCCATTTGCATTTGCAAGACCGAATGATCCGCTGGTGATGATCGTGGGGATCGCGCGCATCTGGACCGGAAAATCCATGATCGCACCGGAGGCGCTGGTCGTGTTGTAGACCTGCAACGTAGCCAATACTTGATTTGGATTGAAAACACGTTTGTAGCAATACCGCATGCACGTCAGCAGTTCCTGATCGTAGGGCCGCATGACCAATGGCGAGCGGGCGGCTGACGGAGCCTCGATGCCGGGGAGGACGACGACGCCGGTGATGCGGAACACATCCGTTGTCGCGGCGACTGCGTTCACCTGCCCCGGCGCGGCAATGTAATTGGCTCCGTACCAGGTGTTGGCGGCCGGAGCGACAAAAGTTGATCCGGCCGCCATCGGGAAAGCCAGGCTCAATCCCGACGTATTGTCCTTGGCCCATGTCCCGACCGTGTCGCCGGGAACGGTGATGGTCTTGTACTCCATCGCCGTGGAGACATTCTGCGTGTAGGTAGCAGTATAGCTGCGGCTGGCCGCACCGTTGCGCACACTCACGCTATAGGTTCCGGTCCTTGTATGGGCGGTCCAGAAACCGATCGTGATGGGCATGGCACCGGCCGCCCCCCACCCGAGCCTCGCCACCCGGTAGCCCTCGATGAAATGGTACAGCGTGATGATGTCGCTCGCAGCCATCGCGGCTTGCGCGGTCGTCACCGAGATCGCCAGCAGACTGGGAAAACCATTATTGTTCCAGGAAAACTGCTGAACCGAAAAGTTGGCTGTCACCGCCCCCGCTTTCTGGAAATACCAGAGATCGACCGGGTAGCCTGAGACGCCAATTCCTGTGCCGGGGTTCTGCTGGTTGACCTCCATGCCGCCATTGATCTGCATGCCTGAGTAGGCCATCGCGTCGAACGGCGCCGCAAAGGTTGCTCCGGCGACGGTCGGCTTGTTGAGAAAATCGACGATGCCGGTGGCGCGGGCAATGGTGAGCGGGGTGTCGAGAGAGCCGCCACCATCGGCGTAACGCTGCAGGGCAAAGTCACTGCCGACGTTGCCACCACTCTCGGCGGCGCTGTTGCCCATCAACATCAGCCAGCGTGAAAGGCCGCCAGTCTGGCCATAGAGCTGGTTGCCGACCCCCGACGCCGGCTTGTTCAGGAACAGCGCCGCGGCGCCGGCGGCTGGTGAGATGGTGAGAGGGGCGCCGACGAAGTTGAACTTGCTGCCATCGTAGGCCAGATAGCAGGTGCCGCTGTTGCCGAAATAGTAGGAGCCGGTGGCGCCACCAAAGCCGCTGTAGATGGCAGCAGCATCGACCAGGAACGGCCCACCCACAAGATGGAAATTGTTGCCGTCGAAGTTCAGATTTTTGGTGGCGAGATTGCCAAAATAGATCGCCCCCGTATTGGTGGTGTTCCACCCTACCCCCAGCCATTGACCTGCTGTTACGATACCGACACCTGTGAGCGTGCCGTTTACAGTCAGGCCGCCGGTCACGGTGTCGCCGGCCTTGGCGACGAAGGTGCCGCTCACAGCACCCTCCATCGTGACCGCATTCCAGTTTGCCGGCGTGAAGGCGCCCGGCCCGTTGGCGGCCTTGGCGCAATACTGCAGGCCGGCGTTGATCACATAATCGCCGATCGCGTAGATCGCGCGGGCGTCGAAGAAGCGCACGCCGAGCAGCGGCTCCGGCGTGCCGAGTGTCGCGGACGCCGCATCGCCGACGGCGATCTGGCGGTTGGCGGTGTTGACCGCGATCTCGCCCGGCTCGAGCGTGGCAAACGCGGTGGCGGGATTACTCGATCGGCGGTGGCGGTACTGGCTGGTCATTTCAAGCCCTCAATCAGGTGTACCTGGGTGGTCGGAAACGATGACGTGCGACTCGGCTCTGGATCTCCGGATCGACGATGAAGTTGCCGCTGTAGACGATCGGCCGCCCTGGTGAGACCGGCTGCGGCGTTGGCGAAGGCTCGTTGACGGCAGGATGATCATGATCCTCTTCCGTCACCGGCCTGCTTTCTGCTGCCTCCGGCGCTACCGGATGCAGCGTGTCGTAATCCTGTTTGGTCTGCTCCGCGGTGTTGTTGGCGACCGCGGTGCCGTGCAATCCGATGAACACGTTGAGCGGCCCGTCGAAGGTCGCGGGATCCGGTGGCACGCCGCGCAGATTGATGCGCGGCGGACGTGGATCGATCGGCTCGTCGACGGGCCACTTGCTCATTTCTTCTCCGGCTGCGGCTGCGGCTGTGCCGCTGGCGCCGGCGGGGTGTCGGGCGGCTGTCCCATCGGATCGGGATGCGGATCAGTGCCGGTCGCCGGCTTGCCGTGAGGATCCGGTGCCTGCTTGGTCACTTCCGCGTGCTTCTTCTCGGTCTCTTTGGCTTCGTCGTGATCGTCGTCGTCGTGCTTCTTGCTGGTCATGCGGGTGCTCCTCTTCTTCCTGGTCGGTGGCTTGCGCGTTTTCTTCACCGCGACCTTGCGGTGCGCGGCGCTCTTTTTCGGTGACGGGCGCCTGGCCTTGGCCTTTGCCGTTACCGCCTTACTTTTTGCCTTCACTCGACTTGCCATGCTTGTCTCTCCTGGCTGCTGTTGCTGCGGCCCCACCTGGATCAACAAACGTGAAATCCAAAGGTGCCGATCGCGCCGGACCGTTGCGGACGGTGACCGGGACCACGGCCGGCGCAAACAGGCTCGGCCGCACCCCGGTCGAGACCTCGGTGTCGGAGATCATCGTGGTGGGTTCGTCATTGGCGCCGAACACGATGACGCTGGATGGCGTGAAGCCGGTGCCGGTGATGACGAGATCAATATCGGCAGCGCCCGACTCGGCGGTGTCGGGGGTCAGCGCGGAGATGGTGGGCGCCGAGGCCTGCAGCTCGCTCGCATCCTCGACGATCGCCGGCACCTCGCCGCCTTTGACGGTGACGTTGGCGGGACCGGAGATCACCAGGTTCTTGCCCCTCGGTACTTCGTAATGCACGCCCATGTTGCTCTCCTGTTAAAAGGTGCCGCCGTCGATCACGGCGCCGACGGTCGGCACCCAGATGTTGTTGCGGCGGCCGTAGATGGTGCCGTCGGCCGGCGCGTCGGCGAAGGTGCCGCCGGTGGCGCCCTGGATGCCCTGCGGTCCCTGGATGCCGGGAATACCTTGCGGGCCGGCCGGGCCTGGCACGCCCTGGATGCCCTGCGCCCCTGGGCCGCCGGTCGGGCCGACATCGCCCTTCGGGCCCTGGCTGCCGACGTCGCCTTTCGGGCCGACCGGACCTGGCGGACCCGAGCCGATCGCAAAGGCGGTTGGGATCACGCGACCGTTGCCGGAGACCGCGGTCGCCTGGATGGTCTCGGCCGGATCTGCGTCGTCGGTCGAGGGCACCCATAGCGCGAGGCGGGCGTTTTGTGTCATCGGGTCAGGACCGCGTTGGAATACCAAAGCACCCAGAAGTGGCTGCCGAGCAGCGGCGCCTTCGCCATCACCAGCGAGGCGCCACTGGCGTTGTAGTCGACCCCGGGCTCCTGGATCACGCCATCGAGCGAGACCTGCAGCTGCGCGCCATTGGTGACGTTGACCGGCTGGTTGCCCAGCGTCGGGTGGGTGTAGGTCATCGAGAAGGTGGTGGTGGTGCCATCGGGCGGCGACGGGTTCAGGATGCCCTTGAAGGAATTGACCGCACCGGGCGCCAGCTGGCTTGCCGGCACCAAGAGATCCCACTGCACGATCGAGTTGATCGAGGCGGGAATGTTGAGCGTCAGTTTTGAGTTGGTGATGTCGATGGTGTAGTCGGTCACCGCGACCAGGCGGACGCCATTGAGATGGACGTCGCTCGAGCTCTGTCCGACCACCGGCGTGTGGCCGTTACTGTCGGCGCCAGAGAACACGGTCTGTCCCGCGGTCGCGACATAGACGTAGGTCGACTGGTAGCCCGGGGTCAGCACATAGGGCGAGACCCAGGCGCCGCCGTTCCAGACATAGAGCTGCTGCGCCGTGGTGTCGTAATAGAACGAGCCGACCGCGAGCGGGTTTGGTGCCTTGACACCGGTCGACGGATTGGTGGTGCCAGGCGCCGGCGGATAGGCCCAGGCGCCGAGGTAGTAGAAATTCCAGCCGCCGACCAGTTGGCCTGCATAGATCGCCCACCACTTCGCCGACCACAGCCCGCCCATGCCACCCATGCCCTGGACCGGCTGGTAGTACAGCCCATGGCCGAAAGGCGTGCCGGAGATGTAGGCCGGCGCCTGGGTGGAGTCGACGACGGGGCCGGCGAGATACTCGGCCCAGGCCGCCGCCATCTCCTGGTCGGTCTCGGCATTGGTTGCCTGCACCTGGGCATAGTTCGCCCAATTTTCCGCGTCACTGGTTTGCGCGTCGACGGCGGCGTCGAGTGCGGTGATCTGGTCGGCACGTTCGTCAACGATCTGTTTTGCCGCGTTGACCGCAGAAAGAAATTGCGCGGCACTCACGGCCGCGCGCTCGGCGTCCTGGGCGCGCAGGTGGATCTCCCGCGCGGTGTCGCGCGTCGTGGCCGCGGCGTCGATCGCACTATGCGCGTTCTGGATCACGCGCTGCTCGAGCTCGTCGATCTCGCCGCGGGAGTGTCTGAGCTCGAGCGCGAGCTGGTCGGCGCCGACCGATTGATTTTTCAATTTGCCGTCGGCGCGGCGGATCTCGCCCAAGGCTTGTTGGGTCGAGTGGATGGCCTCGATCAGGTTCTGGATCTGGACGTCGAGGCGGTCGCCGGGAAACGGCGCGCGCGGATTTTTGGCGTGATCGGCAAAGGAAAATGAGCGGCTCGGCCGCACCAGGGCAGGCATCGCGGATGCGTGATGCGCTTCCCTTTTGCGAGCCGGAAGCGGGGCTGGGCCTGCCGGGGCCGTTACGAGCAGCGCGATTTATGGCACCGGAACCGGCAAAAAGCAAAAGGCGTGTCAAATCGCCCCCTTGCCATCGTCGCCGGCATTGTTCATTTTTTGTGCATGTGGGAACAAGCGGCAACGGGGAGCACGATGGCGAGACGGACAATTATCGGTTTGGGACCAACGACTTTGCCGCTGAAGCCGCTCGGCTCGATCGGCACCGTGGTGCGGACCCTGGGCGGCACCAACGAGGTGGCACGATCGCTCGGGATCTCGTCGTCGCATGTCTCGAACTGGCGCAAGCGGGGCAAGATCCCGGCCAAATATTACCTGGTGATCCGCGAGCTCTTAGCCGAGCAAGGCTTCGAGCCGGCGACGCGGGTGTTCAATTTTGAAAAACGGGTGCGGCAAAAGCGGCGGCCGGTGTACTGCGACTTTGACCCCAGCAACGTGATCTGGATGGACTTCCGCCGGCGCAAGGTCCGCCTGGCCGCCTGATCATCCCCCTTGACGTTTTCCACGGTGTTCAGATTATGTGAACAGTGTGGGACAACCAGGAGGAGACCAGGATGGCAAAAGAGCCAGAGACCGTCGATCATTTTCGACTGACCATCAACCGATTGACGCCGCAGCAGCTCGGCGTCGTGATCGCCGATCTCGCCAAGCGCGAGATCTTCGACATCAGGCCGGAGCTGATCACCGATGTCGTCACCTTCAACCGCAAGACGTCGCATGCGGTGAAGGCCGAGGACTTCCTGATTGACTGGATGGCCGATCATCCGGAGTTTCGGGCCCGCGATGCGATCGCCCATTTTCGCGAGGCCGGCCGCACCGACGGAAGTGGCCACACCGCGTTGCGGGTGCTGTGCGAGAAAAAGCTGCTGCGCAAACTGGGTGAAGGTCGGTATTCGGCGATCGCCGTCAAGCATCAGCCGAAGGGACTGAAGGCGGCGCGGAAGGCGGCGGCAAAGCAGACACGCCATGAGGTCGATCACCGCACCTTCATCCTGCGCACGGCGAGCCGCAATCACTCGCGCTTCAACACCGCCTGGATGAAAAAGCAGTTCACGGCCGACGGCCGCAAGTGGGCCGCGGTGTCGCCGACGATCGCGGCACTGCTGAAGCGGAAATTGATCAAGCGGGTCGCCGAGTCGGAGTATGTGCTGCTGGAGAAGGCGAAGAAGGCGGCGAAGAAAAAGCCGGTGACCAATGGCGCGTTCATCCCGGAAGTAGTGGAGGCCGCGCATGGCTAAGGGCAATGGCTCGATGTGGCTGACGCGGTCCTACAATTTCGTCGACAAGGATCCGGAGATCGACAAATTCCGCACCCTGTTCCAGAACGAGCGCAAGCTGTTCCGCGAGACTGACCTGGCGGTGCTGGCCGGGTTGAGCGCGTCGACGGTCAAGAACATGTTCGGCGGCAAGACCGCGCGGCCGCAGCATGCGACGTTCGCCAAGATGGCGGCGGCGATGGGCTACGAATATCAGTTGGCGCGCGAGGCGGCGCCGAATTACGAGGTGGAGCTGCCGACGGCGCGCGAGCAGTTCAAGGCGCACAAGGCGCGGCTGAAACGGCTACGCGAGCGGGAGGAAAAGCGGAGGAAGAAATGACCACCGACATCGTCAACATGACCATCAACGAGCTGGTTAAGGCGATCGTCAAACGACCGGCCGCCGAGCAGTATGACCTGGCGTTCAAGGTGGCTGAGAACATCGGCTACCGGCTAGTCCCCGTCGAGCGCGAGGGAGGAAGAAATGACCTATGAGGACTACGTCAACGGCGTGATGGAGCGTGAAACCTGTTTGCGCGCGATGATCGCGGCCTCGCTGACCCAAAATTCCGGCGATGGCTGGTTGCTGAAGGCCTATCACTACATGACCAGTCGCGACGTCGGCGGCGACGAGGCGATCGAGGCGCTGTCGAGCGTCGTCGACGAGGTGATTGCGAGGAAACATGCCAAAGGGTCGAGCAACACCCAATTATAAATTCCGGCTGCTGTGCAGGCGCTGCAACAGCTATCTATGGACGTCGCTGACCTGCAGCGGCGGGTCGGACATCCCGGTGCTGAAATGCGAGAAGTGCGACAATTCCGCCAATCACCTGGACGAGAGCGATGATGACAAGACTGACTGAACGCCGGCTCGAGGCGATTGAAGAAGCGCTGCGGGCCCGGCTCGCCGGCGAGATCGAGGACGTTGGCCGGCTCGAGGTCGAGGACTACCGTGCCGCGCTGCGCTGGACGCAGGAGCGACTGACAAAGCGGGAGCTGAGATATGTTGAGCAAGCAAGCGATCGCCGCCCTGGTTGAGCTCGAGGCCGGCGCGAAAATGAACTGCCTGCACACGGTGGCGCGCGAATTGATCGCGGAAGGCCTGGCGTTCGACGGCTGGGGCCAGCTCGAGATCACCGAGGCGGGACGACGGGCGGCGCGATCGGCTCCGGAGCTGACGCTGCAGCGCTATCGCAATTTCGGCGTCGACGATCCGAATTATGCAAATTTGCATGGCGGAGAGACAGCCTTTGAGACGCCTGGCGACTCGCACCCGGCGCCGATCGATGCGGAGACTGCGCTCAACGCGCTGCCGCGGGTCAGTGTCGCCGAAGGCTTCGCCAGGCGCAGCGGGCATGCGACGCCCGACCCCGACGCCGCCGACCAGGTCGACCGCAACAAGCCGACGCTGAAGCCGGCAATCGAGATGGCCGGGGTAGCGTGGTCGCGAGAGCGGGCCGTGAAGGCGGCCGGCGTCGCTAACGGCGTGGTCGGCACCTGGGTCGACCAGCAGTGGATCCAGGCCTTCCTGCTGGCCTACGAGGCGGTCGATGAGTGAGCTCTCAAGCCGCGAGGCAATCGCGCGGATCATCGACCCGCGTATTTTCAAAATGGATGAAGATTGCGCTAATCAATACACCACCGATGGCATCAAGGAAGCACTGAGGAAAGCCGACGCAATCCTCGCCCATGGTGCTGCCCAAACACCACTCGCCGCGCTGGTCCGCGAATGGCGCTGTGCGCAGCAGGCGATCGATGCGATGACGGTCAAACAACGGCGGGCGGATCATGCGCCGCTGGACCGGCTGGTCGCCGCGCACCAGGCGCTGATCGCCTATGCTGACGATCACCTGACCAGAAAATGAACCAGCAACAGCGTCAGCGTCGAGAGCGCGATGATGGTGGCGATGACGATCCACAGCGGCAGCTCATCAAGAGGCGTGGTCATGCGGCTGGTCTCAACATTCCACCACGGCGGCTTTGCCTCCGGGATCCGATACCTCAGCGAGAGAGAGGCAATCAGGCTCGGCCGGCAAAGTATGAAATCACCCGTCGTCGCTCACACCATCATCACCGAAATCGACGGCGGCCGCATCATATTCGAGGCCGGCAGAGCTCCGAAAAAGTGAAATTTTGGCGGGGAGGGTCAATGTTGCCAGCCGTTCGGTATGCCGTGGTCTATCGCTTACACTGGATCGACCTGTTCAACGACAGCGCAGGCGTATGGCTGTTTAGCTGGTTCGACCCGGAGGCGTACAGCATCTGGCGAACTCCGGATGAGTGAAATTTTGGCGGGGAGGGTTGCGGCCTCGCCGGCTGCGATCGAGAGGGGGTGCCAGGGGGCGGGTCGGGGTCCGGATCGAGCCCATCCCCTTGGAAGCGCTGGCTTTTCCGGCCTGGCCGCCGAGCCTGGCCGAGGCCCCTTCCTTCCAGTGGATTATCCAGTGAGGCCAGGGATCGGATACAGACCGCTGATCGATCAATGACTTAGCTGCCAAATGTGGATCCTGGCCCAGGATTCCCCAGGTGCCCAGGCCGCGGAAGGAGTTGGGGATCGCTCGTTGTGGGACGAGAGAACGGCCTGGGCGGCCCCAGGATGCGCTCAAATCGATCCAGGCGTCAATCTGGCTATTTCGGCGTCGAGCTCATCCACGGTCAGCTCTGTCGATCGGCGGCCCCTTCCAGGCGCCTCCTCCGCGAAGAACTCCATCAGGGTGCGGCCGGCCGAGGCCTTCGCCGCGGCCGACGCTGCCGGATCACGCAGCACCGCTCGCATGGCCTCCCGCACCTCATCCCGGAGTGACTGGATTGAGTTTTCGTCGTTTGCCATGTTTTGCCTCCTGGACCTTGCGCTGTGCCTGGAATGCCCGGCCGCCGTGATACTGACAGACCGGCACACCCTTCATCGCGACCTGGCGGCACTGTCGATCGGTGCCGCGAACGAGCGCGACGCACAGCCGTCTATTCCGTCGACCAGGCAATAGTCCCTCTTTTCTCATAGCTGCCTTCCAGGCGGCATTACCGCTGCCTCTGGTTAGACCCATTTTCACCTCCTCTTTGTCCGGACACCGGACAGACTCTCCCCTTTTAAGGGGGGAGAGATTGTCCGTCCGGTTGAGTGTCGCTGGACTGTCCGGTTATGTCCGGCTTTGTCCGGCTTGTCCGGCTATCCAAACCTGATCCTGCCAAATGCCAATGATATGAGCAGCTTGCAGCTCGGAAACAGCTCTTCGGAACGCCTTCGACTTACTGTCCGGCTTGTCGCTGTCCGAGATTGTGCCGGCATCACAATACGACCTCCAGTCAATTGTCCGGGCTGTCCGGGTGCCTGGCGGGATCCTGGATGTTGCAGAAGGTATTGATCCCATGTCGTTAATTGTCTCGGCCAGCATCGTGAGTGCTACTCGCGCGGTGGGTGATACTTTGCCTTTGGTGCCACCGAAGTTGTCCCCACTTTCGAGCTCCCGGATGACGCACGAAGTGATCGGATCGCCATCATCATCGACTCCCAATTGCACCAACTCCAGGCGCGACCGTAGCACCTCGCCCTCGAGCCCGTCCTTCATGTGCTCCACTGTCACGATGATGTTGTTGGCCTCATCCCGCTTGACGGCCAGCTGGGCGTCGCAGGCGCCGGTCAGGGAGGTGTGCCCGCGCGGTCTGGAGCCATCGACGCCACAATGGTGCACGATGATCACGACGCACCCAAAGGCTTCCCTGATGGCGTCAGCAGCCCTGACATACTTACCCATGTCCTCGTCATTGCTCTCGCTGCCGACCAGGCTCCGATTGAGCGTGTCGAGCACCACCACCGCCGGCGTCGCCACCTGGGCCCGAATAGCCGCGATCAGCAACCGGTGATCGGCGATCAGGTCCATCACGGTCGGCACCAGGTAGAACGGCGCCTCGACGATCGCGTGCTGTCTCCTAAAGGCCTCGGCTCGAGCTCTGAACCCATCGGCCCCCTCAAAGGCACAATACACCACCGACCCAGGCGCAACCCGGTGTGAACGATACTCCCACCCCATCGCCACATGCATCACCAGGTCGAAGGTCCAGAACGATTTGCCGCATTTCGGTGGGCCCCACACCACCACCAGGCCGACCCGCGGGATCAATCCTTTCACCAGGTACACCGAGACATGCCCAGGCTGCAGCTCGACAAACGGGATCAGCCGAAACCGCTGCCGGTCCTTGAGCGACACCACACGATCGATCGGCACGAACCCTTCCTCGAAACCATCATTGTCGGCCACAGCGATCCCTCCACACATCGGCAGGATCCCAGCCCTCACGTTCCGGCACCTTGACCAGCACGCTCCGCTCATGCGTCTGCCACCATCGATCGCGACACAGACGCGCAGCACGCAAGCCGGCGACGTCATGATCGGCCCAGATGATCAGGCCGTCGAGCGCCTCGTCGAACATCGGCAGCCGCTCGACAGCTCCGGCCGATCCCAGCGCCCACACCGGCGCCTGGTCCATGCCTGGCTTTGGCTGCTCCACCATCGCAAACACCGACAGCGCGCTCTCGAGCCCCTCGGTGACGTTGAGCAGACACGGCATGTCGATGCGGCTGTAGATGCCCAGCATCATCGCGGCGTGGCTCACCGGCCCCAGCATCATGGTCCCGTCTTTGCGATCGTCAACCAGGTAGATCCGCTGTACCGCCTGGACGATCGATGGCGTCACCAGGTCGCGCATCACCATCACGATCGCAGGCTGCACCGCCTTGCCGCGCGGGCACTGAGGATGAAACCGGATGTCCTCGAATTGCCTGGCAACCGACCAGATGTCGCGGCTCTCGAGATAGCGCTGCGCCATCGTGCCGTGACACAGGATCGCATCGTCAAAGATCCTGCGCGCCCGATCGCGCATCGCGAGCGCATCCGTTTCATGTGAAACCTTAGCCGCTGTCTGTGTCTGTCGATCTCTGTCTGTATCGGAAGCACGTCCTTCCCACAGGCCGCGCCGCCTGAGCGCGGCGATGATCTCGACCGGCGAACATTGCGCCGACAGACATCTCACCTGCACCGCACCGGTCTTGCCTTCAAAAATGATGCAGCTCGGCTGTTCGTCATCATGCGCGGGGCAGCACACCTTCCACTGCCGGCCGTATTTCTTTTTGGCTCCAAGCGCACGGGCGAGCTGCTCTGCATTCATGCGGTGCCTCCCGCATGCCTGGCGTTAGCAGCCATCTTGTCGTGCCAGAGCCGATGGCACTTGCGGCACAGATACGACACCGGCCAATGCATCGCATCCTCACCAAACACGCTCCAGGGTGCCCAATGGTGCAGCTCGACACCACTGACCTCGTCGCCACAGGCCTCGCAGGCCGGCAGCTCCCAGGAGCGCGCGAACGCCGCACGATCGGCATACTCCATCGTCAGGGGATCCAGCTTGGCGTGCGCAATCGCGCCACCACAGCAGCGACCGCACACCTCGCAATAGATCTTGTATTGCTTGACACCGTTCTGTGCGACCAGGGCCCTGACCGCGTAGCGCCGATTGCAGCCGCACATCGCCCAGCCATAGGCATACTTGCCCCAGCCACGCTGCCGCAGCTCAGCGAGATCAAACGTCAGTGGTTGCTGCAGCCGATCGGTGGCGCTCATCACTCACCTGTCCTTTCGGACAATGTCCCAAGGGACAATGACACTGTGTCGCAGCCAGGTCGGGGCGCGACGATCCACCGGTGCGCTTCCTTACCCGATCGATTGACACCGCGGCCCTGGTTCATGATCCAACCCCTGCAGCGCAGCTCGGAGACCCGCGGCCGGATCGTGAGGACGCTCTCATCGAGCGCGGCCGCAATCTCATCGGCGGTGTGACCTGGATGCCGGCAGATGAAGTCATAGACCAGCTTGCGCAGGCGCCCGGCCAACGGCTCCATCGCCTCGGCTGCTTCGCGCGAGGTCTCACCCTCCTTGAACCCAGGCGCGTGCGGATACCGAGCGGCATAGTCGAACAGGTCAGGATCATCGTCATCATCATCGGGGCACATCACTGCACCTCGATGGTTGAAGGAAGGATGCCGAGGCTCTTCAGCGTCGCCACCGCATCGTCGAACGAGTCGGTGACCAGCACTGCAAAGCCGCACACGGCGAGATGCGCGATCACGTCGGCCTGGTCGTCACTGACCCGACCCGACCCCTTGCGCTTCAGCTCGAGGAAAAACATCCGGCTGTCGCGACCGGCAAAAATGAAATCCGGCCAGCCAGGCATCACGCCCATCCGCTTCAGCCGGGCGCCGGTGATCGGATCACGGTTCTCGCCCATCGGCAGGTGGGTCCAGCGCCAGGACGGCGAGCCCCACCGCTTCAACAGATCGGCGATCATGCAGTGAGTCGCGTATTCCTTCGCCGATGGTGCGCGCACCCCACGTTGTCGCTTGCCTCTAAACAACGACAATTGCCGCACAGACGTCTCCGCACGTTTTTTACTTATGCCGATTTGCGGAAGTCACCGAGAAAACCGAACAGCTCCAGCGGCGCGTAGTAGCCCTTGTCCTCCAGCGCCACCTTGAGGATGAAGTAGTATTTTGGAGGGATCCTGGCGTGCTTGCCTGGACGTTTCCAGTTGCACACGCCACTGGCGAGACACCCGGTCAGCCGCGCCGCCTGCGCCGGCCCACCCAGCGCCTTGATGATTTCATCGACAGTCCAGACCGGCTGCAGCATGGCACTCACGACGGTTGATTTTGTTTTTCGCCGTCGCACACCAGCGCCGCACATCTAGAACAGCGCGCGCAGAAAACGCAAATTTCACAGACAAACACAGACAGAGCTAGACAGCGCAACATGTTGCAGACACGCACAGACAACGGAAAACAGTTCCAAAAAAAATCACAAAAAATGAGCTTGAATTTTCTGAATGCCGGGATCAATCTCCCGCCCCGTCACGCCACCGTAGACGTGACACATGAGCGATCCGGTTGTGCGACGGTTCCCTCATCAAGACTTCGACGGCAACATTTTAGTCGACAACACGCGCGACCCCACGAACGACCAAACCACCAAGCCCGTTGTGCTGACGAGATCTCAACTCGCCAGGAGGGAATGCCATGTTCAGTGCCGTCGATCGCGCCGGCTACCTCGGCGCCAGCGATATGCCATGGATCATGGGCGACAAGAAGCCGCCCGAGATCCTGCGCTGGTGGGAATGCAAGGTCGGCCTCAGAGAACAGGATCCGCCCAATTGGGCGATGCGGCTCGGCTCGCTCGTCGGTGACGCCATCGTCGACGAGTACGAGCGCTCCAACCTGGGCGCCGGCAACCTCATCACCCGGCGCCAGGAAGTGGTGCCCTCGCCGCTCAACGATCGGTTCCGATCGACGCTCGACGGTTTCATGGCTTCGCGCAACGCGGTGATCGAGGCCAAGTTTGCCTCCCCCTTCATGAGCCGCGACACCCTGTTCAGCTATTACTATCCGCAAGTCGCAATGCAGATGCACTGCACCGATGCGTCGACCGGGTTCCTGGTGATCGCGCAAGGCACCAACGATCCGATCGAGATCGAGTGCGTGCGCAGCCAGGAGTATGAGGACGAGCTCCTGGTGCGCTGCGCGGCGATGCTGCTCTCGATGGACACCATGTGCCCACCGGTCGATGTGCCGGCGCCGGTGATCGTGCCGCCGGAGAGATGGCGCACCATCAACCTGCTCGACGTCAACGTCACACCGCCCAACTGGGCGGCCGCGCTGACCTACGAGCTCGCCACCTATGAGTTCACCCGCAAGGATGCCGAGACCCACGAACTCGCCGGCAAGGTCGCCAAGGAGCTGGTGCCCGACGACGTCGGCCGCGTGATCGCCCCCGACCACATCATCGCCCGCAATAAAAAGGGCTCGCTCGCCATCACCCGGAGAACGTCATGAACATTCCAACCACCAACACCGCGCCTCCCGGCCTGCCCGACATCATCGGCCGCGCCGCGGCCGATCCATCGATCGACATCGACAAGCTGCAGCGACTCCTCGACATGCAGGAGGCTGGCGAGATCCGCGCCGGCGACAAGGCCTTCACCGCCGCACACGCCGCGGCCGAGGCCGAGATGGAGACCATCAACACCGATGCCAACAATCCGCAGACCCGGTCGAAGTATGCCACCTTCGCCCAGGTCGATCGCGCCGCGCGGCCGATCTACACCAAACACGGTTTTGCCATCTCGTTTACCACCGAGCCGATGGGCACGCCGGAGTCGCTGCTGGTGGTCGGCACGCTGTCGCATCGCCAGGGCGGATCCCGCCGCTACCAGGTGCCGGTGCCGATCGTCACCAAGGGTTTCAAGGGCACCGAGATGATGACGCCGATCCACGCCACCATGGCGTCGATCTCCTACGGCAAGCGCAACCTCGAAATCATGATGTTTAACCTGGCGATCGGTGAGGACACCGACGGCAATGCACCCAGGCAGGCGCCGCGGCCGCCGCCCAGGGAGCACGTCGACCCGCAGACCGGCGAGGTCACCACCACGGCAACAGTCGAGCCGATGGCTCACCAGACGCCCGGCATGATCGAGTGGCTCGCCGACGACAATTGGGCGAGCTGGGGTTATCGCTTCCTGGCGCACCTGCGCACGGCGAACAGCGCCGACGAGGTGCAGCAGTGGGAGGATCTCAACAAGTCGACACTCGACATGATGAGCACCGACAAGCCGGCCTCGCGCGCCAATCTGCGCGCCTCCGTCACCGCGTTCCGGAAAGGCTTTGCCTGATGCGCTGGACGCCCACCCGATCCGGCCTGATCCCGTTCGACCTGCCGGCGCGCGAGTTTCTCAAAGGCCTCAAGTCAGCCGAGCCGATCGAGCTCGAGGCGCTGCATCCGCGCGACATGTTTGAGCACCGCAAGATCTTTGCCCAGATCGCCGAGCTGGCGAAGGCCCTGGGCCGCGATCCGGAGCGGGTCCGCGCCGAGCTCCTGTTCAAGACTGGAAATTTTCAGCACCTCGGCGAGATGAGCGGAAAAACCTTGATCTGTGTCAACTCCATGAGCCGCAAACACATGACGGACCATGAGCTGCACGCCTTCTGGGATGACGCCCAGCAGATCATCGAGACCGAGCTGCTGCCGCAGATCCGATCACTCGAGCCAGGGTGACCTGGTTCGGGTTGGTCCGAAGCCCCGCCGCGTCGTCGCACAAGCGATTGCAGCGGGGTGGAGGACCAAAGCAATGACCTGCAGGTG